TGCTGCTACAGGAGACTTCGCTACTGCCGCACAGGGTACTTTAGCAACCAACGCACTCGCTGCGTCTGCTGTAAGTACATTCGGTGGCACTTTAATTGATGACGCAGACGCTGCTGCTGCAAGGACAACCCTTGGACTCGGCACTGCTGCAACCACTGCTGCATCTGCATATGCAACTGCTGCACAAGGTTCGACTGCTGACTCTGCACTTCAGGCAGAGACAATTACATTAACTACTCTCAAAACTGAGGTTGCTGCGTCTGCAGACTTCGCCGCATTTAAACTCAGAATCGCTGCTCTATAAGTAAATGGCACAACCAAACTCAAAAGCAACTCTTAAAGAATATGCTCTACGCAGACTGGGTAAACCAGTCTTGGAGATCAACGTATCAGATGATCAGATCGATGATGCAATTGATTATGGTATTCAGAAGTTCCAACAGTTCCACTATGATGGTGCTGAGAGAGTCTATCTGAAGCATTTGTTTACTGCTGATGAGATTGCAGCAGGTAAAGCATCTTCCAATAGTACAGGGGCAGATGGCACTACAGTGTGGGGTGAGCAAACAAACTTCCTTTCTATACCAGATCATGTACTATCAATAGAAGGTCTCTTTGCCTTTACTGATAAGGGTACTAGAAACATGTTTGATATTCGTTATCAAATGAGACTTAATGACTTGTACGACTTTACGTCTACACAGTTCTATCATTATTACATGATTCAGACTCATCTACAAAGTATTGATTGGATACTTGAGGGTATGAAACCTGTCAGGTATACCACTGTTAACAATAGACTTCATATAGATTTTGACTGGACAGAGGATTCATTAGCAGACCAATATATTGTTATTAAGGCATGGAGAGCACTTGCACCTGATACTTGGACAGAGATCTATAACCAAATGTGGTTAAAGGATTATGTCTCAGCAAAGATTAAGAAGCAGTGGGGTCAGAACATGACCAAATTCCAGAATGTACAAATGCCAGGTGGAGTCACTCTGAACGGAGAGATGATCTATAACGATGCTGTAGAAGAACTCAAAGTATTGGATGAGCAACTACGTACAGAATGGGAAACTCCTCCATTAGACATGATAGGATAATATGGCAACTAATACCTACTTTTCACAAGGAACTGTTGGTGAACAAGGTCTTACTCAAGATCTAGTTGACGAACAAATTAAGATGTTTGGGAAGGATGTTTACTACATACCTAGAACATTAGTAAAGGAAGATGGAATTTTTGGAGAAGACACACTATCCAAATTCGAAGGTGCCTTTCAGGTGGAAGTATATATTGAGGATGCTGGTGGTTTTAGGGGTGATGGTGATATTTTCTCTAAATTTGGAGTCAGAATTCAGGACCAGGTTACCTTTGTTATATCAAAACGTAGATTCACAGCAGCAGTAGATGATAATGCTACGTTAATAGTAGAAGGTAGACCAAATGAAGGTGATTTAATTCATCTTCCATTAGCTAATAAGACATTTGAGATACAATTTGTAGAGCATGAAGTACCATTCTATCCTTTGGGATCGACATATGTATGGGGACTTCGCTGTGAGTTGTTCGAATACAGCGACGAGGACATCGATACTGGTGTTGCTGCTGTAGATGCTATCGAAACCAACTTTGCCAATGCTATTACTATCAACTTAGTTGCAGGTGGTACTGGTACGTATACAGTTGGAGAGACTATCACTGGTGGTACATCTAATGTATCTGCTGAAATTAAGTCCTTTGATGCTGGAAACAACCAATTACAGGTTTATAACCGTACAGGCATCTTCACCGTCCCTGAGACGCTCACAGGGCAGTCTAGCGGTGCTGCATGGACTACTGCTACATACAATACCCTAAATAATGTTAATAGTGAATTCGATGCTAATGCTACGTTCGAAACGCAAGCAGATGGCATCGTAGACTTTACCCAAGGTAATCCCTTTGGTGAGTTTGGAAACAAAGGAAGTAGTATCTAATGTTAGGAACATATTCTTATCACGAAATTATTAAAAAGACTGTAGTCGGATTCGGCACACTGTTTAATAATATTGAGCTTCGTCGTACTTCAGGATCTAAAACTGAAGTGATGAAAGTACCTCTTGCTTATGGTCCTAAGCAAAAGTTTCTTGCTAGGTTACGCCAAGTAGGAGATCTCAGTACAAAGGATCAGGTACAACTTACTTTACCAAGAATTTCATTTGAGATAGTTGGTATCTCATATGATGCAACCCGAAAGGTTTCTCCCACTCAGTACATAAGAAAGACTAGTGGTAGTACAACCAGTAAAGGTTTCATGCCAATACCATATAATGTATCCTTTGAGTTGGCAATCCTCGCTAAGAATCAGGATGATTCACTTCAGATTCTAGAGCAAATCCTCCCATTTTTCCAACCAAGTTTTAATATAACAATGAACTTGGTACCTTCTCTGGGAGAGAAGAAGGACTATCCCATCACACTGACTAACGTAGCATACGATGATCAGTATGAAGGTGATTATGATACACGTAGGACTCTGATCTATACTTTACAGTTTGTTGCTAAGACATATCTGTATGGTCCTGTTCAGTCTACCGACGCTGTTATCAAGAAGGCAATCGTCGATTACTCTACGGAAGCAGTTCCTACTGCACCAAGAGAAGTCAGATACACTGCTACACCAGCATCACTTATTGATAGAGATGCTAACGCTATCACAACTCTTTCTGCTGCAATGGATATCAATGATGGTATTATCTCCATCACTGATGCTAATGCTGCTGTTGTTGGAGATGAGATACAAATTGGTACCGAGGTGATGCATGTCACCAGAGTAGTAGGAAGTACATGGCACGTTAATCGTGGATGGAACAACAGCACTATTGCTGGACATGCTATTAGTAGCAATATCCTTAAGATAGATGCTGCTGATCATGCATTGGTTGAGGTTGGTGATGACTTCGGATTTAATGAACTATACGCTGAATTTACTGATGGCAAGTCAAGGAACCCAACAACAGGAGCAGACGAGTAAGTTTGATGGTATAGAGGATGCTCTTGATGTAGAGACTTCTATTATACCCGAAGGGGGTTGTGCCCCTAGGAAAGAACAACTTGCTAATATAACTGGTCCTACAGAACAACTCAAGAAAGACTATGATTACACTCGTGGTAATCTATATTCTCTCATTGAGAAAGGACAGGAAGCTGTCGATGGTATCCTAGAACTAGCACAGGAATCAGATCAACCTAGAGCATATGAAGTTGCTGGACAGTTGATTAAACACGTAGGAGATGTGGCAGATAAACTTGCTGATCTGCATAAGAAAGTTAACGAGATAGAAAATCCTAAGGGAAGTAAGACTACAGAGGTTACAAACAATACCATGTTTGTAGGTAGTACTGCAGATCTCGCTAAATTTCTAAAACAAAAGCAAGATAAATAACATATGTAGGAATAGGATTAGTAATGTCAGTATTAAACGTTTTAGATACGCAAACTGTAAGTGCATCGGGTACTGCGTATATCACAGTAAAAACGGGAGTAATTAGAGTATTAGCAACTGCTGCATCCAGCATCCAAGTTGGTAGTGGTCCTGCTATAACCCTCGCTGCTGGTGTTCCTGAGTTGCTCTCAGTAGGAAAACCGAAAACAGCAAAGATTTCTGCTGCAACAGATGCTAACCCTACAGTCCTTACACTAGAAGGATACTCAAACGGTGGTCGCCACACGTTTACTGCTAACGACACTATTACTACATCCAACGGTGGAGACACCGCATTCGTAGCAGCATATGTTACTGCTGGAAGTGCTGGTAAGAAAGCTGCTTCTGTTACTGCTACTACTATTACTACTGACCTCGATGCTTCTAGTGCTTCTGGTGACTACGCTTTATCTGAAGCGGATGTAGTTGCTGGCACTGTTCCTATCGTACAAAGAACTGCATTACTGACTGCAGGTTCTGGTTCAGGTGGTGTTGTTGTCGAACAAGTACAGATTGTTGGAGGTTAGTATGACTGACGTTAACGAAGCTAAGGTAGATACTGGTACTCCAGAAGAGAAAGAAAAAACAAGAAACGTACGTAAGTTTGGTGTCAGTCATAATGTGGCTGGTCATGGTAAACTAAGACGTGCACTCCACAGGTCAGACCGTGGACATAAAAAGATTAAAGGTGATAAGCCACAACTAGAACAAGAAGGAGTGATCGCTCTTGTTAAAAAAGGGAAGGCAAAACATGATGAAGCAATTGAGAAGAAGAAAGTCAAGCAGAGGAAAGCCGTTCCTTACACTGCTTTGGCACAGAGTTACAACCCCAAGGGTGAGAATATCTCTGAGGAAGAGTACGATAGAATTAAGGATCGTCGTCTTGAGCGAGGTGGAAGTGCTCGTGGGGGTGATGATGTCTCTCCATCGTCATATAAGTCATTTAAGAAGTATGATCCGAAAGCGGCGAAGAAGGCTTCAGATCAGGCACTTGCAAATGTCAGGGCAGCAATTATTGCACAGCATGGTCCAGGTGCAATCGCAAAATCCAGGAAAGAAGAATGGGAAGCAGCAGCGTTAGAAGTTGCTGTTGATTACTTCTATGAGGAAGGTATCAATGAAGAAGGATTAGACCTTATTATAGAAGAGGTTGGTCTAGAAGATTTTGTAGAGTATATACTCGATCCACCTCCAGAATATTTGGAAGAGGAAAGGGCTGCTAGAAAAGCATCAGCAAGTGCTCCTTCATATGAGAAGGTAAAAGCAAAGGTAGATGCTGGTGACGCTGCTAGGAAGAAGTCAGGTAAAGGTGAGTATGCTAAGACTGCTGCTGCCAAGCGCAACTATGGAGACGAGGATAATACTAACTATGATGAGAAGAAGCCTGCTGCCAAGAAGAAGCCAGTTGCTAAAGCAACGACTGCTCCTAAGCCAAAGGCAAAACCAAAAGCTAAGCCAAAGGTCGTTGAGATTAGAAAGAAGGTTGAGAAGTCAGTGCCTAAGGCAAAGAAAGAGCAACCTAAAAAGAAACCTGAGAAGAAAGGTCTTTATAGTAAACTCAAGGATACTGTCAAGAAAGGTGTTGACCGCCATAAGGAAGCTACTGGAAAACTCAAGAAGAGATATGCAGTTGCACGTGCCAAAGGTAAAGTTCCAGAGAAACGTGCCAAGGAGTTTGCCAAGGGTGTCAAGTCTGGCGTTAAGGCTACTGTCAAGTTCGCTAAGGACGTTAAAAAAGTAGTTGGAGAAGAAGTAGAACAGATAGATGAAAGTCTAGCATCTGCTTTAATTAAGACTGCTGTAAGAGTAATCAAAGACAAGAAGAAAAAGTCCGAGAATACAGATGAGAAGAAAGATGTCAATGAGAAGATGACATTTAAACGTTTCATCGAAGAGGGCAACAAGACTGTCAGACAATATACAAAGTCCAAAACTCAAGTCACAGGGCACATCTCTGCCGACAGGGGAGATTCTGAAAAAAAGAACCGATCCTCTAGAAAAAATCTAGAGAAGGATCTCAAGAAGCATGGGATTGGTCACTCAAAAGGTAAGGGTAAGTATAAGTATGACAGTGGTGAAACTGGCACAGAAGTTTCCTATCAGGCATCTAAACCAGATAAGATGTCTAAACGTCGGTTTGGAAAAACAATGCGTCGTCTAGGACGCAAGCACGGTCAAGAATCAGTGATAACTAAAGATAAGGACAAACCTGCACGTTTACATGACACCGAGTCTAAAAAGCCTGGGAAGTCTATTAACATAGGTAAGTCCAAAGCTGGTTCCCACCCTAAAGGGGAGGGAGAAACTTCTGGTACTAAAGTCAGAAGTGGTAAACTACCCAAAAAGACAAGTAAAGGAGCATATCATTATGGCTGAAGAACGTAGAAAGGTATGCAAGTACTGTGGACTAACACCTCCACAGGGACATTGGAAACCTTACACTTGGACAGAGAAGCATGAAAAGAATTGCCCACTAAATCCAGAGAACGGATATAAAGCACCATGAAATCACTCAGAACATTTTTTAACGAAGAGCACAACTGTCCTACTGGAAAGAAATACTGTTCTAAGTGTCAGATGTGTGTCGAAGAGACATGTGATGAAAAGAAGATGAAGAAGGAAGAGGTTATTGATGAAGCTCAATCAATTTTAAAGCCAAGAGATAAGAAGAAGCAAGGTTATGATGGTCCTACTCAGAAGTTTGAGTTTAAGCAAGATGCGAAAACCAAGAAGGACGTTGAGGGTATGAAGAAAGTTAAGGCACAAAGAATTAAGAGAAGGTATCAAGCTAGAGCACGTAAGAGACCACCTTCAGGTGGAGTTGATGTTTGGAGAGCAGAATCATAGTCACTGCAATTGATTTGCGTTCTCAATAAAGGGTTGTTTTTTCGCAATAGATGCTATATAATATACAGGTTCTGGAGAACTTAAATGGCATCGTATCAAGTAACTGTAAAAGACGCAGCAGGAACAGAGAGCACCTTTGAGTGTGCATCTGATGAGTATATTTTAGACCGAGTGGAAGAAGAAGGTGCTGATGCCCCTTACTCTTGTCGTGCTGGAGCATGTAGTACATGTGCTGGTAAGGTAGTTTCAGGTACAGTAGATCAAGAAGATCAATCCTTTTTAGATGAAGAGCAAGTAGCAGCAGGATTTGTTCTAACTTGTGTTGCATATCCAACCTCTGACTGTGTTATCGAACTCGGACAAGAAGAGCATCTATATTGATTTTTGCGATAAATACCTATACAATTAGCGAGCCCTCGGCCTAAAAATCGTGTCTCATTATACAGTGTCCTATATGGACCAAACAAGGCATCACCAAGAGATCTGCGAATACGCAGAGGATGCCTATTCAGCAAGAAATCAAGCAGTTGCGGATGTTTCCTATCTAAAGGAGCATCCGCATTCTATTGATTGCATACTTAAAGAAGAATCTCTATTTTCTACATTATTATGAAACATGAAATCATGTGGTGGATGAGCAGGCTAACAGTCATGCTCACTTCACTGGCGTTGTCCTTTACGTTAGCAGCAAAAGCATATGCTGCTGATATAACGATGGGATCAGGAGGCAACTTGGTCTTCGAGCCTAGTGAGGTAACAATCTCTGTTGGAGATACAGTTACATTCACTAATGGTGATCTACCCCCTCATAACATGCAGGTGGCAGACCATCCAGAACTATCACATGGTGATCTAGCATTTACTGCTGGTGAGAGTTTTGATGTTACTTTCCCTGAGGTAGGTGACTATGAGATTCAGTGTGATCCTCATGCTGGGGCTGGAATGAAGGGAGTTGTCCATGTATCGTAGGTTTATCAAATAGAATGTTGTAAATGTATTCCATTGCCCATTCTTTATTAAACCAACTCGATAGTACTGCAATAGTTTTCTTATTCTTTCTCTGCTGATGTGAATAATAGCATTGGTCATCCATCCTTAGCATGGATTGCACCCAATCATTATCTTTTTCGGCAGCTTTTACCCAGTTGCAGAAGATGTCTAGGTAACCTGTTAGTATTCTAATATACTCTTCCACCTCATCTTCATCTCTAATTCTAACAAATTTAAAATGCTGTGAGAATATATCATCACCCCATAGGGGTAGAGGTCTCTTCTCTTTAAAATAATATGCATTACTAACTGGTGCTATCTCTTTGTATATTGCTTCACATCCTCTTACAGGGGATACATCTACGATAGCAGCAGTGATAACTGTCTTAGTAGCAACTATATCACAACCAAAGATAGGAATATTATACTCAAAATCTGGGAAGAATACACAGTGGAGTACGTCTAATCCTTTAACTTCAGAAGTTTCTACATGAATCTTTCTAAGACCTGGACATTTCCACATCTCATTTGCTATCCATCCTGCCTCAAACTCAATCATTTTGCAATCACATTCTATAGGTTCCAAACCATCTAATGTCTTTGCTCTCTTAATAATTTCTGTTGCAATTCTCTCTACTAACATAATGATAGTCTGGTCAATTCAGTCTGTCTTGTCTATATATTTAAGTACGGCGATTGGTATCCTAATGGGAAAGATGACACCACCGTCTCGGAAGAGTTGTTACAACTTCCGAGTTACGGAAGTAACGAAAATAGTTGATGGTGATACCATTGACGTAGTAATCGACTTAGGATTTGATATCTATAAGCATGAACGTGTTCGTGTGGCAGGTGTTGATACCCCAGAGAAGAG